GGAACGCATCATGCGCGGGGATGGTGCCGGGAAGTGCGAGGCGGTCGCCGGCAGCCCTAACGCGCGGGATGGCGCCCGCACGACGTTTGAGTGGGCCGACGAATCGCATCGTCTTGTCTCAGCGCGACACAAGGACGCCGTGCAGGTCATGCTTGCGAACCTGCCGAAGCGTATTGATGCGTGGATGCTCGAGACGACCACCGCACCCGAGCCTGGTGAGAACTCAGTCGCCGAGGACACCTGGAGGTATGCAGAGGAAGTCGACGAGGGCAAGCGTAGGGACTCGACGTTGTTCTTCTTTCATCGGCAGGCCAAAGATGGCTACGACCTTGCCGAGGAAGATCAGGTTCGCACCGCGATCGCCGAGGCCTCGGGAGAGGACATCGGTGCCTGGTCGAACACTGAGGGGATTCTCGAAGCGTGGAGGGACCCGCAGACCGACCTGCATTACTGGGAGCGGGTGTGGCTGAACCGGAAGGTGCAGTCCAGTGCTCAGGTCTTCAACATGGTGCTCGTCGGCGAGCAGGCCACGAAACGCGAGAAACGCCTTCCTCCTCGCAGGACCGACATAGCCCTCGGTTTCGACGGCTCCCGTTCGCAAGACACGACGGGGATCATCGGCACGGAGATTGAGTCGGGCTACCAGTTCCTCGTCGCGGTATGGGAGCGGCCGGCCCTTGAGGAGGAGTGGGAAGTCCCCGCGGACGAGGTCGACCAGGCGATGGAGGACGCGTTCGAATTCTGGCGCGTCCGGAAGGCCTACTGCGACCCGTACTACTGGGAACCCCAGGTTGACGCCTGGTTTGGTAAATGGCCGAAGGAGATCGCGCGGTTCCACACCAACCAGTACCGCAAGATGGGCTTCACGCTCGCCGGCTACGTCGCGGCTTGGAACGCGCGGGAAGTCACCCATGATGGCTCCGAGGTGTTTCTGCGGCATCTCGCCAACGCTCGGAAGATCAAGATGGGCTTCGAGGATGATCAGGGCGAGAAGGTCTACATCATGGGCAAGGAGCGCAAAAACAGCCCGATGAAGATCGATCTCGCGATGGCCGGGACGCTCTCGTGGACCGCCCGTGGGGATGCGATCGCCGGAGGGGCCCTGCGGAAAGCCGGCTCGAAACCGGGCAGGACCACCGTCAAGTTCTACTAGGGGGCTCGATGATCACTACGACCTCCGAGTACGCCGAAGAGCAGCTCGCGAAGCTCTGCAAGCGCCTGGACGACCGAGCCGAGGAGATCGAACGGCACGAGGCCTACTACGACGGGCACCACAACCTCCGGTTCGCTACACGCAAGTTCCGGGAGGCCTTTGGAGCTCTATTCAGAGAGTTCTCCGACAATTGGACTGCCGTGGTGTGCGACGCGGTCTCCGAGCGCATGAGGGTGGAGGGCTTCCGGTTCCCCGTACCGGATGAGGCCAGCGAAGGCGCGGAATCCGCCGAAGCAGCGGCCACGACGGGTGACACCGCGGCGAGCGAACTTTGGCAGCGCAACTATCTCGACCTGTACTCCGACATGTGCCACGAGACGATGCTCGTCACCGGGCACGCCTACGCGATCGTCGGCCCCCAGGAAGACGGTTCCACCGAGAACCCGCTCATCACCGTCGAGCACCCCCTTCAGGTCATCACGGCGGGCGTGGCCGGCGTCCCGCGTACCCGGAGAGCAGCGGCTAAGCGCTGGTGGGATGAGGAGAGCGAAAAATGGATGGCGACGCTGTATCTCCCCGACAGCGTATGGAAGTACCAAGCCAAAGGACAGGGCGACAGCGCACAGGAGAGCATTCGGTGGGAGCCACGTGATAGCAACGCCCCCGCTATCCCCAACCCGTTTGACGGGATCGTGCCGGTCGTGCCATTCAGGAACCGAGAGAAGCTTCTAGGTCACGCCAAGAGCGAGATCGCGGAAGTGATCCCGCTGCAGGACGCCATCAACAAGCTTTTTAACGACGCGCTAGTAGCAAGCGAGTACGCCGCGTTCCGCCAGCGTCTGCTGACGGGGATGGAGATCCCCGAGGACGAGCATGGCAACGTCATCCCCGACTACGACCTGCGCGCCGCAATCAGCAGGATCATGGTCATCAAGGACGAGAACGTCGGGGTTCACGAGTTCCAGGTCTCCGACCTCTCGCAGTACTCCGACCTGATTACCCTCGCTGTGCACCACATCGCGGCACGCACCAGAACACCACCCCAGTACTTCCAGGGACAGGTAGTAAACGTTTCCGGCGATGCGTTGAAGGCCGCCGAGTCTGGTCTCGTCAGCAAGGTAAAGCGCCGTTCCAGGTTCGCGGGGGAGAGCTGGGAGGAAACAGCCCGCCTCGGGTTCCTGCTGAAAGGTGACCTGCAGCGTGCGGAAGCGTACGCAGCGGAGACGATCTGGTCAAACCCGGAGATCATTACCGAGAGCGCTCTCGCTGACAGTCTCGCGAAGCTCGCGACGCTCGGTATTCCCAAGCAGGCGCTATGGGAACGCCTCGGTGCGACGCAGACCGAGATCAAACGGTGGCAGTCGATGCTCAAGGAAGACCCGACCGAACTGCCCCCACAGGCCCTCGCGGCGCTCCTGCGTGCTGGCGCAACAGAGGCCGAGTAAACCCACATTCTTCGAGACGCACCGCGACGGTGTGTTTCAACAACCCCGTGCGACACGGGCGAAAGGAGACAGGCGCGATGCCTGAGGACGACCCAACGCCGGACCCCAAGCCAGACCCAGCACCCGACCCGAAACCCGACCCAACGCCGGACCCCAAGCCAGACCCGAAGGACGACGGTCTCGGTGACGCCGGCAAGAAAGCCATTGAGCGTGAGCGCGCTGCCGCAGCCGAGGCCCGTAGAGAGGCCAAAGAGGCGCAGGACAAGCTCAAGAAAATGGAAGACGCCGGGAAGTCCGAGGAGGAAAAACGCGAACAGCGAGCCAAGGACGCCGAGTCTCGAGCGGAGAAGGCCGAGGCGAAGGTGCTTCGGATCGAAGTAGCCGAAAAAGAGAAGCTCCCCCTTGGAATGGCTGGCCGTTTGGTCGGCGATACCCGCGAGGAGCTTGAAAAAGATGCCAAGAAGCTCCTGAAAGAAGTCACGCCTGCAGGTGGTGGTGGCTTGGATCAGGGGCCGCGTGGTGGCGGTGACCGTCCCAAGTCGATGAACGATGTTCTTCGCGGGGCGATCGCCAGGTAGCACCGGGCAGCGCCTCCTCGTTTGAGGAGTGGTTGACCCGCAGTCAGGTAGCGCAGGTCAACTATCAGCACATCCTCGAACAGCCCTAAGGAGGCGGTTCTACATGGCGTTCAACTCAGCGATCTTGCGCGAAGGCGCAACCGCGCTTATCCCAGAGGAATTTTCTCTGGCTCTCATCAAGAAACTCGTGAACGAATCCATCACGATGGGCACGTTCACGAGGATCCCGGTTTCGCGTGCGCAGGTGCGTATGCCTGTCCTCGGGGCCCTTCCCGTCGCCTACTTCACCGGGTCGGACACCGGGTTGAAGCAGACGACAAAGCTGGAATGGAAGAACAAGTACATGAACATCGAAGAGATTGCGTGCATCGTCCCGGTCCCTGAGGCTGTTATCGAAGATCTCCGCGACAGCGATGGCTTTGACCTTTGGGGTGAAATCGAACCGCTGATCGCCACGGAGGTCGCCCGCGTTTTTGACGCGGCTGTGATCTTCGGGGTGGGAGCTCCGACCGTGTGGCCGACGGCCGTCGTGCCGGCTGCGGTGGCGGCAGGCAACTGGTTCCAGCGTGGCACGGCGGAACCGTCCCACGGCGCCCTGGCCTCCGATGTCTCTGAAGTCATCGCAACGGTAGAGGAAGACGGCTTCTCCCCGGACTACGCTGCTGCTGCGGTGAGCCTGAAGGGTAAGCTCCGCAACGCTCGCAACTCGTTCGGTGATCGGTTCCCGGAGATCTCCGAGACGCAGATCTACGAGGCCCCGGTGAAGTACCCGGCTCGTGGCGAGTGGCCCCTCGGGAGCAAAAAGCCGGAACTCATCACCCTGGAATCGAACCAGTTCGTGACCGGCATCCGCAAGGACATCGACGTGAAGATCCTCGACCAGGCCGTGATCTCCGACGGCAACGGGGTCATCCAGTTCAACCTGGCGCAGGAGGACATGATCGCGTTGCGAGTCAGGTTCCGTGCCGGGTGGCAGGTCAGCAATCAGATCACCTACGACAACCCGAACGAAGAAACCCGCTACGCCGCGGGCGTTCTTCTCACCCCGTAAAGGAGCTGACATGGCCGAAGATGGACTGGCACCAACCACAAAAAAGGAGAAAGTCGAGCTCGTCGCGCTAGCGGCAACGACCGACGCGACGGTGACGTTGGCATCAGCGCCATTCGCTGGCGTGATCGAAAAGGTCACCTACTCCCCCTCGGCGGCGGTAACGGGAGCGGCGACTAACTTCCGCACCTTGTCTGTCGTCAACAAGGGGCAGGCAGGGACAGGGTCGAACGTCGCGGCCACTCTGCCACTGGAATCGGGCAAAAACCTCGTCGCGTATGAGGAGAACGTCATCCCGGTCTCCGAAGAACCGACGAAGGTCACGGTCGCCGAAGGAGACGAGATTGCGTTCGCCTCCGTCCACACGGGTACCGGCCTAGCCGATCCCGGTGGTTTGGCATCCGTGACGTTCAAGAGGATCTGATCATGGAGAGCATCCAGAGAGATGACATCCTCGTGAGGGACGCTGACGCACCGGTCGTGGAGAAGCCAGTAGAGACGGCGGACCCTGTCGTCACCGCCGATCCAGTCGAGACGGCGAAGGTTCCCGGCACAGGGATCCCCGCCGGGCAGCCTCCCGTGGATCCGGGGACGGTTGTACAGTCCAATCCGGCAGCGGTGGCCGAGAAGATCGAGCCACGTGCCGAGGATCAAGCCCTCGCGGAGGAGCTCCAGCCGGAGGGCAAGGAGGTCGTAGTTGATGACCGGGCAGCCCCCGAGACCGACGAGGAACTAGAGACG